CGGCCTGACATGGGAACAGTTTATCAATAGTTTTCCAAAGTATAAACATATAGCAATGCTGTGCTGGTATGCAGGATGTTATCCTGAAGAGCTTAAACAGGAACTGAAAAAGCTGATGGAGGAAAGCAAAGAATGAACGGAAGACAGGCAGCCAAGGCTGCGTCAAAGCGGATCGAGGAACTGGAACATAGCGTCGCCCAGTATAAGGCTGATGTTCAGGACTACAACAAGGTTATCGAGGACATGATTTCCGGGAAATCGCCCTGCACATGGTGCGAGGATGTCGGTGAATGCGTCCTCGACGCGAACGGAAACGTGGGCTGCTCCGAATGGCTCCTGCGGTTCAGGAAACCGGAAGCCAAGCCGGAAGGCGGTGAAGCTGATGGCAAGGAAACCGGGACAAGTGACGGTCGTATATTCGGTGTGGCGGAACAAGGATGATCGGCTGCTGATCCTCGACAAGCCTGCGAAAGAATGCGCTCAGATTCTCGGGATTGCGGAGCAATCTTTCCGCCGGATCGCAGGCAGCAGCGACAAGAACGGATACGGTAATGCATACACGATAACAAAGGCACGGATTGAGCAGGTGAAACGGGAGGAGGAATCATGAGTAATTACGATACAGCGAAAAAGATCATGGGACTGCTTCGGTTTGAGGAAAGAGATCCTATTATCCTTCGTGCATTGAAAGACGTTTGCATTCAGTGTGAAAAGTACGGCCCAGCTCCCGGGAAACGCTGTGCGTCTCTGAAAATGGCAAGAGAAAACGGATGGACTGATTTTGTTCCTCCAATTTGGTGCAGAGACGAAGAAGGACAGGTGGAGCCATGAGAGCGAAAGAATACTTTTTGTCGGTGCTGGCTGCGGAGAAAGAACTGAAATTGATCCGGGCCAAGATTCGGCATTATGAAGACATCGGTTACTCGATCACAGGCGGCAGCATGGATTCCCCGGTCGTGAGCCATAGCCGGGGATCAAGTAGAGTAGAAGCCGCTGCAATGGGCATATTTGACGCTACAAGGGCGCTGGAAGAGAAAGCGAAGGAATATGTCGCCGTGATCGCCAGAGCGGAGCATTTGATAGCTTTATTGCCGCAGGAACGGTATCAGCAGATCCTGACGTATCGGTACCTGTGCGGATGGTCGTTCAGATCGATCACGGACGAGCTGGGGTATGAGAATCCGCGAAGCGTTTACAAGGCCCACGGCTGGGCGCTGGCTGAAGCTCAGAAGATTCTGAACAAGATGACGCTTTAAGTGAGGAGAAATATGAGAGTGAAATGCGAATTGCTTGATTACAAGCATGACGGGAATCCGATTGATAATCCACGAGTGATTATCGAAGATGATGGAGTGTTAAGCAATCAAGTACGAATCTCCATTGGTGACAAGTGGGCTGTTGTAAGAGCAGACGAATTAGAAAAGGCATTATCTGCTTGCACACGGTTACCGTATTAAAGGCAACAATAAAAAAGGCCGGGATCATTTCCCGGTCTTTTCTATGTCTTCGCGGATCAGCCGCTTCAGGTAGCCTTGGATGTTTACCTGTTGTTCCAGCTTGTTAATGATGTCTTTGTCCGTGTTCCTGCTTAGTTTCAGCGTGAACTTCTTCGTGTTCTTCTGGTCCGATTGATAGTTTCCCATGGTGTCGTACCCCCTTTCCACCAGTTTACCATGGCTGTCAATCACTCTTCCCGGGTAACGTCGAGGAGCTTGTATCCTTTTTCCCGGCGCTTCTCAACCTCTCGGCAAATCTCTTCAGCCTTCTCTTTCGATGAGCAGAGATAAGCGTGGACGACTGGTTTCCCTGATGCTGACGGATACTGGTAGGTTACTTTGATGATCATCATGTTCGTTTCCTCCTCTTTTCAGTCGTTTTCGTAAGGGCAATTGGGACAAATGAAGGCGTATCCTGCAAGGCCCTGCGTTGTGTAGACGAGCTTGCCCTTGTAGTAGATGTCAATGAAGCTGTAGCCGTACAGCTTTGGGATCAGCTTGAAAGCTTCCGCTGCGGTCATGGTCTCGGTGTGCTTCCTGTTGTAGCTGAATCCATAGACGATTTCGCATTCTTCCGGCTCGTCAGCAGCGTTCAGATCGCTGATGATCTGTCTTGCTTCCTCTTCGTCAAAGCACTTGTACAGATGATCGAAATCCTGCCAGTCAACGCCCATGGAATCGTATCCGGCGAAATACTTATCAGTTTCAAGGTTGCGGATTCCATAGTAGACGAAATCTTTTTCAGGCCAGCTCGGGCAATTATGGATGGTAGTGATTACATACTTTGTCATGGTTCGGTTCCTCTCTTTCTCCAGCTCTGGTGCTGGCTACGAGAGCCGGTGTCCGGCTCCCGTCTGCCAAGATCAGATCAGTAGATATCGATGTCGCCGTTTTCAACTGCATCAAGTAGGATCTGGATAATGTTTGCTTCGGTCATGTCGTATTCCTCGCAAAGCTTTTCGATGCGTTCTGCATCCTCTGTGTACACTTCAATCTTCATCATGGTTGCGTTCCTCCTCTCAATAGTCGCCGTAGGCTTCGTTTTCGCAGTAGTCACGGTATTCCTGCTCCATCCAGCGCTTGTTCGCCAGAATCGGCTCCACGAGATCCAGCAGGCTGATTCGCTTCATGGTGTCCAGATCCCAGACTTCCATGGAAGCATAGATCCCGGCGATTTGGTCCATTTCGTAGATATCAGCGATCTGCTTGCCGGTCTTGACGCTGGCCTGCTTGATGTCATCGCAGACGGTCTTCAGCAGGTATTCCTTGTCGGCGTTGTCCTCAAAGTCAGCGCCTTCCAGATCGTCAACGATATGCCAAGGATCGTCCTCTTCCGCCAGTTCGCATTCCGGGCTGGGAACCTTTTCCCAGTTCACGCCGCCCATGGCATCGTATCCGGCGAAGAAGGCATTCTCCTCATGGCTGTAGATCAGGTAGCGGACTTCGTTGTCCATGCTGCGGACGTTCGTGATTTCGTAGTTCTTCATTACTTGGTTCCTCCTCAAATTTTCTCGGTGTCTGGCACCGGCTACGAGATCCGGTTTCCCGGGTCCCGTCTGCCGAAGTCAGGTTACTCGTTCCATCCGTTCATTTCCCATATCTCGTCCAGATCGACCGGCTTGCTGGAAGACGGTTTTTCCGGTTCGGGATCGTGTCCGCCGCTGATCAGCTTCACCCGTGTCAGCTCGGTCTGTTCGATGCCGCGATACTCTTTGTGGTCTTTGATCGTCGCGCTGATCCTGATCCGGTCGCCTTCATCTACAATCTTGAAGCCCTTGCTGCCCCATTTGCCGCCGATCTCGCTGCTTGTCTTCCACACGAGATGGGCGCCGTCGTCGGTGTCGAAACGGTGAACGTTCATCGTGCCGTATACCGTTTCAAAGCTGGTAGCGTAGACGAACGTGACATCGATCTCGATCTTCTGCCCGATCTCGCCGTAGTAGTGTCCGCGCCGCTTCGCTTCCCATTCTGCCTGACGTGCAGCTTCTTCAGCTTCCCGGGCTTCCCGTTCTGCCTGACGGGCTGCTGCTTCTGCGCGGCGCTTCTCTTCTTCCTTTGCGCGTTTGGCTTCCAGCTTCGCGAGGTTCTCAGGCGTGTATTCGGTTTCTTTCGACCAGTACCAGCCAAGGCCGTCGCAGTCGAAGCAAACGCCATGAGCCACACTGTAGTAGTAAGGAATTACGCCGGTGCCGCTGCACTTCTCGCAACGGACTTTACGCTCCCAGAGCTTATTGCCGTTCTTGAACTCTTTAACCAGTCTGCGTTCCATCTTCGATCCTCCGTTCATCGTCGTTCAGTAAAAGGGTCTGACCCCAGCCTTCGGCAACATCTTACCACTGGGGTACGACCCTTGTCAACAACAAATTTCAAAATTCTTTTCAGATCGCTGGAAGCGTTGAAAAACAAGGCTTTCAGGCTGGCCAGATCCTGGGCTTTGCCCCTGATCCCATGAGATCTCATCTCTATTCTGTTGCTACAGACGAATCTTGACAGTAGAATTCATTATAATGAGATATCTATTGATATCAGATCCCGATTCCAACCGAACACGCACCAGCTATTCCCATCTGATCCCAGCTCGGACCAGATGGTTTTTTTGTCGTGTTCTCCATCAGAAACTGACAGCGCAAAATGAGCCAAGATCATCTGCTGATCCCTGCTCCCTTCCGCTGTCTCTTCTTATTACACTCAATAACCACATCACATTCGATCTTCGGTTCATTGCTTTGAGCTGGCATAGAATCTCGTATCAGAGCATAAGCCCCGGGGATCAGGAAGGAGGAACCATGGCTGAATCCGTTACACCAGAAATGAAGGAATTCCTGAAGCTGGAAGTACGGAAAGCGTCTCGTCCTGAGATATTCCGGGAGCTATTCGGAGTAGATGTAAGCCAGCTCTCTGATAAGGAAGCGAACAAATACGACGCGAAGCTGTACCGATGGCGGCATCATCCTGACTACCACAAAGAATGGCTGGTAGCATTCAAGAATCAATGGTCTGATATCCTCGCTGATGCAGTCTCTGTTGTACAGGAAGGACTGCACGACGATCAGATCCCATGGCGACGTACACAGCACGCGAACATGGCTCTGGCATACGGCACCAAGCTGATCGTCGGAGAGGAAGAACGGACCGTTCACATTCAAGTAGAAGGAATGCCTGATCTCGGTTCACCTGATTCCTGATCCATACTATTCGTAAAAGCATAGTTTTAGGAATAGTATGGAATCAGTGTAAAGTCTTATATATCAACGCTTCCAGCTATTCCAGCAGGATCAGTGCTTGGAAGAGTTTAGTATTACTGTTACTTTCTCTCTATTTCCAGACAGAGCACAGCACCCAGCACGGCCCCGGCCCAGCCGGAAAATGCAGGACCGGCCCCGGCTCCCAGCGCAGCATCGGACCCCGGCGCGACCCGGGGGTGGGGGTACCCGGATCGGAACCCGGGGGGCTGAATCGTGCCAAGGATTCCGGCGCTCCGGGAACGATAACGTATTTAAACCTCCGCACAGGGATAGTGATCCTGTAGGGGATCAAAATTAATTTAGTTGTAACTCCTGCCCAGCGCATGGGCCGGGGACAGTATGGCCTGCGATTTCTTCATGGAATACCTCCTTTCAGATTGGTTCCTCTTCCTTTCGCGTTGCCGCCCTTCAACGCTGCCAGAGCAGAGCGCAGGCCATTTTCACGACAGAGTAGTTTAACTGGAAGAATACCTCAAGACCTGTTGCTGACCCATGGGGACAGGTTGTGCGGCAGAGTGAACGCGCCGGATCAGTACTGCAGAGCTGACGGTTGCTGGGTAGCTCGGAGGTCCGGGTTCGACTCCCGGTTCTGTCAATTAAGGGCGAAAGGGCGATCACATGGCGAATGTCACGATCAACTACAAGCCGACACCGAAGCAGGCGATGTTCCATGCCAGCAAGGCGAATGAGATCCTGTACGGCGGTGCTGCCGGTGGTGGCAAGACCAAGGCCCTGATCATGGATGCCCTGTTCCGGTGCCTGAAGAATCCCGGCACGACGGCGGCAATCTTCCGTCGGTCTTACCGCGAATTGGAGGACACGGACATCAAGGAAGCGCAGGCATCCTATCCTGACGGGCTTGCTACTTACAACGCAGGGCGGCATGAGTACAACCTGATCAACGGTTCCAAGATTCTTTTCCGGCACTGCGAAAACGAAGCGGACCGGTTCAAATACTCGGGCATCGAGATCCAGTTCCTTTACTTTGACGAGCTGACTTCGTTTGAACAGACAATTTACGACTTCATCAAAACTCGTTTGAGAGCGAAGAAGTCTCTCGGGGTTGTACCGATTGTTCGCAGTGCCAGCAACCCCGGGAATATAGGCCACGGCTGGGTGAAGAAGATGTTCGTGGATGCAGGGCCGTTCATGCAGATCATGGAGCAGGAGATTTACTCCGAGACCCTGCACAAGAGCCGGAAGATCAGGACGCAGTACATACCGGCGCTGGCGATGGAGAATCCGTTCATTACGGATGACTACATCTTCGAGTTGGAGCAGAAACCGGAAGCTCTGCGGAAGAGCCTGCTGGAAGGCCGGTGGGATTCCTTTGAAGGCATGGTCTTTCAGGAATGGAAGAATGACACGGCTCATTACAAGGACCGGCTGTGGACCCATGTTGTGGAACCGTTCGACATCCCGGATGACTGGCCCCGGTACTTCGGGTTTGACCACGGGTATTCAAGACCGTTTGCCTGCGGTTGGTTTGCGATGGCTCCCGACGGAACGCTTTACCTTTACCGCGAATGGTACGGCTGCAAGCCGAAGCAGGCGAATGTCGGGCTGGAGCTTACGCCGGTTCAGATCGCTGACGGCATCCTTGAACGCGAAGAGTACGAAACACGGAACAACATCCGCATCCTGCGGACTGCTGACCCGGCGATCTTCGACAAGAGCCGTGGCGACAGCGTTGCTGACCAGATGGCACCAGGATTCATGGGCAGGCACAAGGGCGTTCTGTTCAACCGTGGCGACCATGCACGGCTCCCCGGAAAGATGCAGTTCCATGAGCGCCTGCGGTTCGACGAAAAGGGCAAGCCGAAGTTCCAAGTGTTTTCCACCTGTTACGACTTTATACGAACCGTACCAACCCTGCCATATTCCACGAAGAAACCGGAAGATATCGACTCTGACGCTGAAGACCACGACTACGACATGGCGCGGTACGTTTTCATGGATCATCCCATTGCAGCGACCAAGAAACCGCCGCTGGAGTACAAGCCTTGGAGTCCTTTTGACGAAGATTAACGGAGCGGTTCCGCGTGCACACACAAAAATAAAATTAAAAGGAGGTAGCTCCCCTATTGTTTTTGTAAAGGCCGCTCCGTTAACCATATTTTGAGGTGATTGCATGACAGATAAAGAGAAAGAGTTGCAGGAAGAGATCCTGTACGAAGAGCAGGAACTGACCGAAGACGAAGAAGAGCTTCGGGACGAGATCTACGACCGGCTCGATATCTTTGAGCAGCTTAACCGCCAGTATCATGAAAAGGCGAAGGACTGCCGACAGATCCTGCACATGGATGATCCGTATCAGGATGACCCTGAGATCGTCCTGAAGAACGGCAAACAGACGCTCCAGCTTCAGACGCTGAAGTCCACGATCAACAACGTGGTTGCTGACCAGATGCTCTCCATGCCGGAAGCGAAGCTCCTGCCGGAGACGGCGGATATGCAGGAAGCGGCGGATGACCTTCAGGACATGGTCCACTACGTCATCTACTGCGCGAACAATTTTGAGCATACGCACTATCGCCTGTGCGAGGACTTCTATGGTGCCGGTACGATGGTTTGCCAGACGGCGTGGGACCCAGACATGAACTACGGCAAGGGCGAGATCGCGATCATCCGCTGGCCCTTGGAAGCCTTCCTGTGGGACCCGATGGCAGAAAACATTCAGGACTGCCGTGCGGTCATGAAGGTAAGCTGGCATCCACTGTCGTTCTATCGTTCGCACTGGCCTGATGAAGGCAAGTTCGTCGGCGCTGAGAACAATATGCACAACAACGTCGGCATGACCACGGGGCAGGAAGATACAGAGCATCCCGACGATGAACAACGTGCCCTGCTGATTGAGTACTGGTGGCGTGAGTATGACGCGAAGAAGCGCCGGTACACGATCAATGTGGCATACGCTGCCGGGAACGCCCTGCTGGACGTGCAGAAGAACGTGTACAACCACGGGCTGTATCCGTTCTCAATACTTCAGCATGACACGATTGAAGGAAGCCTTGCAGGCGATTCCCTGACGAACGAACTGGCACCCATGATGCGGTACATCAACCGCTACGCTGCCTACGCCGACATGAACGCCCGGATGTCCTCCAAGGGCCGGATGCTGGTTCAGCGCGGAAGCGGCATCGACAAGGATGCGCTGACGGACTGGGAGACGGACATTGTCGAAGGCGACCGGATCGTTCAGGGCGAGAGCTGGAACTGGATGCAGAACCAGCCGTTCAACTCCACGATCACGCAGCTCATGACCATGATGCAGTCCGACCTGAAGGCCGACTCCGGCGCGAACCAGTTTACCCGGGGCGAGACCACGGGCGGTATTGTTTCCGGCAAGGCGATCAATTCCCTGATTCAGGCTGGCGGCAAGATTGCTTCCATGCGGACCGAACAGATCAAGTACTTCTTCAAGGACGTTGTCGAACAGATCGTGTGGCTGATGTCGCAGTTCTATGACGATGGTCGTGTGATGATGATTACCGGGCACAAGGGACGGCGCGAACTGAAAGTCGATACGAAGAAGCTGTTCGGCAGTAAGACGAAGGGTGCGGTGAATGCACCGCCG